AAATATAGCACGAACATTGACATACTCACTGGGTAATGTATATGTGTCAACATTCTTTATGATGGTCATCAATGTATAACTCTCTTGTGTAGAGTTCTGTGCCTTTTGACGATATACCTTTATTGCATAATCATATGCTGCTTCATAATGTTGCGGATCTAATTCTAGATCAATGATGTCCCCACCGAGGCGCAAACGAACATTATTAAATAATGCTTCTTTTAGTTCTTGTAAGTTAGCATTTGTTGGTACTGATAGTGGATCTGCAGCCATGATTAATTCCGATTAATATTGTATTTATCGGAAATCTACTCATAACTGAAAAGAGAATTAAACTGGGGTGCTGTATTGGCCATATTAATAAACCGCTTCATTCCCAAATGACTAATACGGAATGCATAACTATTTCCTTCTTTGTATTCAAGAAACGCCATTCTTCCTTCTCCCTTAATAGTATAACTTTTTAGGATGTCGTTATATAACGCATGATGCTCCTTGAGCTTTGCCCTAGCGACCTCATACGACCTTTCTAGTTCATGGTCAATGTCCGGATCGTCATGAAAATGTATAACACTTTGATCAGAAACTTTACCCGTTTTATCATCAATCGTGATTCTTAACTGACTTTGCAATTTTTGACGGAAACTAGTATTTTTCCAACATGTATTTAATATGTCATCATGCGTCATTGTGCCCACAGTATGCGGGGCACCACTAGAACTTTTTCTAGTTTTGATTTCAAGTTGCAAATCAGGCATGTCGATCACACCTGATGTTACTTTATAGCCTTGATTGCGCAGTTCGTTTTCAATTGCGATCCCCATACGTCCATCATTGCAATACTTAGCAGATGGAAATTCTAGATGGGTAAGGTCCGCTTTAACAGTTTTTACTCTTATAGTCATAGGTCTCCTTGTTTACGGTTCTCACTGTGATATACATTGAAGTGCCCGCCCGGGTAACGGGCTTGTAGTTTTTTTACATTCTCTGCTATTACTTCATTAGGGTCTAGATTCAGCGCACGACATGCATTGATCCAGTACCACATAATATCTCCTAGTTCACGTTTCATATGGAACAGTGTTTCATCACTTAATGGCTTGCCCTGGAATGTGATCTTCTTTACAATCTCTTGGAACTCACCGGTCTCGCTACCAAGACCGATAGCACCGCAAAGCAATAATGGTACATTGACATGTGGACCATGCATATATTCACCGTCGGCTCCATATGCTTCATAGTTACCATCTAACCTATCTAATTGGTTCATAAATGTCGTAAGATCGTTACTTTCTTTGCTAGTAACGGCTTCAACAAATTCTTGGTATTTTTTTAAATCAATTTGATTATTCATACTAGATCCTTAAACATTTTTTTACGCCCGGTCTCCCCTAATATACTATCAAAGATTTCTCTAGTCCGTTGCAACATAGCACATGCTATCATCAATTGATCTTCTTTGGTATTAGTGTTAACTAAAGCAGCATCAATGAGAGTCATAAGAGTCTCCATTCTTTTTTCTAGGGGATCAAAAGTATTATCATCCATTAAAAGGCCTTTAAGATAATTATGTTAGAATTGAATCTGCCATTAGGGGCTAGGCTCACAGCTTTGATATCCTTAAAGAATTTACGGGCTGCTGGCTTGCTACCCATGATCTCTTTTATCTGAGATCCAGGCTTGCGTAGCGTCTTGATCTCACTTTGTTTAGTGCAAAAGCCTAGAACACTATTGCCTTTGACAGTAAGGCTCTTGGTGTATTCATCAGCGACATAGTGATGTAGTTTACGCTTCTTAGTGTCATATGCCCATGCCTCGCTGCAACCATGCAATTTAGTTGGGCTTACGCTAATTAATTCAAGACTATCAAGGCTATAGGTCTTAAGATACTTTAGTCTACGCACGATCTTTTCTACTGGCACATGCTTCTTAGCACGTGGCTTACGGCCATGCTTTTTAAGACTAACATAACTATTGAGTTCTGATATAATCGATTCTATAGTGCTGATACAATTACGAATCTGGATCTTACCGAAATATTTGTAGCCTTCATTTAATTGCTCATCTTTGCCTGATTGTACTTCATAATACTCTTCTAATTTCCTGTTCCAGCAATCGGTCAAAATATTAATGTGTTGCGGAAGTATATTATACTGAGTCAATATCTTGATCACAGCAATATTGTTTTCTTTCTTGCAACCGTCTTTAATATAATCGTCCCAAAGACCTTCAATCTCACCTCCAGCCATATGAGTCTTTTCGCGCATGATCTCTTGTACATTAGGTCGATTAATCACAGACTTCTCACCAGCCACGATGACTTCTACAGTCTTCAACATACGTTCAATCTCATTATTGAGCTTTTGGGTATGTTCTTCATTTTCATAACCACGCATGAAGCATCGTGCCAGATATCCATAAGTGCATATGATTTGACTATCGCTGACTTTACGAATAGTTTTTGCTTCTTGGGCTTTTCCCTTATATTCAAGATAGTGCGCTATGAATTCTCGGCAGTCTTTCTTGTCGTAGAAATGTCCATACCAAGTCAATGCACTACCTAATGATTGCCTATCATCAGTAAAAATAGGTTCGTGTCCCAAATATTTTGCATCAGGATCGCGTGGATGTAGTTCTTTAATTTCAGTAGATTTGCTACGAGCCATATAAACTCCAATCGTTCTATGATAATATATATTCTAGCACCTTTCTTTATGGGTGTCAAGTCCTATTTAGCCGCTGTCTTTATTGCTAAATACTACTATGCCCAAATTATCTCTTTACCGACCTACCAAACAGAATGATTACAGATTCATGGATAAGACCATATCTGAGATGCTTACTGTTGGTGGTACAGATTTATACATACACAAGTACATGGGCCCAAATGCACAGACACCAAGTCCGGATTATACTCAACCACAATATATAAGTCCTGATCCTACACAAATTCAAGATTTACTGTTTTTAGAAAATCGCGACCGTGTATATGATCCGGATATTTACAGACTAAGAGGTCACTATGGCGTTCAAAATCTAGATTTCGATCTAAGCCAGTTTGGCTTATTCTTGAATAATGATATTATTTTTATTACCGTCCACTACAATGATATGATCGATATTATTGGAAGAAAATTGATGGTGGGCGATGTTTTAGAATTACCACACTTACTAGATTATAATCCATTAAAAGAAACTATACCAGTAGCATTAAAAAGATTCTATCAAATCACGGATAGCAATTATGCAAGCGAAGGCTTTAGTCAAACATGGTATCCACACTTGTGGCGCATCAAGTGCGAGCCATTAGTTGATAGTCAAGAATTCAGTCAGATACTACAAGAACCAATCAATAAAGACAATTATCTAGGCCAGTGGGATAAAGACAAAACTTATCCCCCTGGCTATGTCATCAGTTATGGTGACAAGAATTACATCAGTAAGATAGAAGTCCCTGCAGGAATCAGTCCACCTAATCCAACTTATTGGGAACTAGATCCTAATCAAAATCTCAAGGACATACTATCTACTTACAATAGAAATATTGAGATTAATAACGCACAATTAGAAGAAGCAAAACGAATCGTACCTAAAGCAGGTTACGACAACAGTAAATTGTATGTCGTTCCTACATATGGTGTATATGAAAGCAATGGTGTTAAATCAGGTAAATTTAATCAGCCTGCGCCACCTGTCAATATAGTATCAAGTTCAGCGGGCGCGCCAAGCACTACCGGTACAGTGGTATACATGCGCAATCCTAAATACAAGAATCCTAGCATAGGTATCAAGATCAGTAAAGATGTCATCAAGAGTATATGGGATATGACTGCTGACATGGATATCAAAGACAAGTTTGATAAGTTCGTTCAAGCAAGCATAGAGGTAACTGAATCAAGACCATATGTATTACCAGAAGGATCAGGTTCAAGGGCATTAGAAGGTCAAAAAATATTGTCCATCAGTTCACTGGGTCCTGTTACAGGTCCATATGGTACTGCTGACAACACTTATGCTACAGCCGATCAAGATCCAACACAGCCGGGCTTCACTGGTACTATCAGCACACAGATGGACTTTAGAGCAGACTGCGATCCGGCATTCCAATATATTACTAGAGCAAGTCCAAGAAGTTTCGGATACGAGACAGCATATCTATCAGGCGATGGTCAAGCACCTAACGGTTATCCTTCAGGTGCAGGAATCAGTTTCCCACAAAATCCACAAGTGGGCGACTACTTCTTGCGCATAGATTATCTACCACAGATACTATATCGCTGGGACGGACAGTTATGGGTCCGCATATCAACTAATGTAAGAACAGACACAGGATTCACTGCTGATGACAAGGCACAGAAATCAACATTCATCAACAATGAAGCCGTGATATATAACAATAACACGGAAACAGTTATCAAGTCAGCGCAGCCGTTGTCGAGCATATTACAGTTAGCGCCGGATAATATACCACCTCAACAATAAGAGTGACAAATGGCACAGTTTTTTTACGATAATCAGATACGCAGGTTCCTACTACAGTTCGCTAAGATTTTTAGCAACTGGTATGTCACTAAAGGAAAAGATCCAAACGGCAACGACATACTTGTTCGTGTGCCTATCATGTACGGAGATCAAAGCAGGTTAGTATCTACAGTCATAGCAAACAATAGCGCAAGCAATTTGCCTAG